CCAGCCCTGGATATCCTTATGTCCTCATTCGTTCTCTCACTCACCCTGGGAAGACTTATTGGCTGGAATGTGACCTGGAAGGTTACATTAATTTTGACAAACCTGAAGCTAAGGTGCTCGAGGCTGAAGTCAATCTCATCCTCGAAATGGCTCGTTCTGGCTCCAGAATGCTCCATATTTACCTTGATGCGCTTAAAGACGAACGACGCGGACTCAAACGCGTCGACAACGTCGAAACTCGATTCATATCCGGAAGTCCTCTTGCCCTTTTGATTGCATTCCGGATGATGTTCGGCAACTTCATGATCCTTTATCAAGAAGGCCGAGTATTTAATGGCTCTGCTATTGGAGTCAATCCTCATTCTCCTGAGTGGGGTGTTGCAATCGAAAATCTGATGTCTGTTGGGAAGAACTTTGGTGCCGGTGATTACATAGGACTGGACAGCAGCACTTGTGCTACTATCCATTATTTGATGCTTCATTACATCGTTAATCCCTGGTACAATGATTCTCCTGAGAATCAGTTGGCTCGCCGTGTCCTCATCCGCGAGTTAACAAACTCTCGACACATCATCAATGGCCTAGTTTACGAATGGGTTGGCAAGATGCCATCGGGCAATCCTCTTACTGCCTTATGGAATACCATGTATATTGGCGTTGGCAAACGCTACGTATATGCTATGTCCCATACCAACATCTCTGCCGGCGAAATCAAAAGCTGGGCCCCATCCGACATGGAACTTGCTGTTCTAGCAAGACATTGCTATGAGTTCGACCAATATGTCAAGACTTTGCGTTTAGGAGACGACCATGTCACCTCAACGCACCCTGACAAGTTGAATAACTTCAACATGCTCATTCTTGCTCATTGGATGCCCACTATCGGAATGGAATACACTGATGCTAATAAAGAGCCTGTCCGTACACCTTTTGTTCCAATGGAGGATGTAACCTTTCTTAAGCGTCGTTGGCGATTTGATAATCTCGCCCAACGCTGGGTTGCTCCTCTTGAACTCAAAGTCATTCTTGAGTTCCCCTATTGGACAAAACTCGGATCAAACTCTACTGCCATCATGCACTCCAACTTCGACACGGCCATGCACTATCTCTCCATGCACTCTCCCGAGGTGTTCGCTGAGTGGGCTCCCAAGCTCACAGAGGCATACCGCGAGAGAACGGGCCGGATTTATCCGGCAGATCGAGCTGTGCTTCTTATGAAGGCACTCGACATGGATGAGAAATGGTGACTCGTCGCACCATCTCACGGGGTGTCGCCCGTGGGATTATGGTGTGAGAGGGGAAGGCAGACACGACCCTCAAACACCTTTATAGACCAGGAGGTCCACTTTGGACTTACTACGCTCAGTGCCTTGGCTAAGAACCTAATAAATCAGAGCGCTGCCACTCTAGTTGACGTTGATCCGCGTCCTCTAGTTTTACATGGGATTACTGAACAACAATCCAATGAACAACATACCGTGGCCAAAGTCGAAACGACTGCCACAACCACCTTCGTCACCGATAACACTGAGGTTAAGGCTGATCTCAAAGATTCAGCACCCTTTCCTTCCAGCGAGATGCGGCTCAACACAACTGGTTTCTCACAGGACCTTAAAACGTTCTTGCAGAAGCCAGTACTTCTCACTGGAAAGAGTGGAACGATCACAACTTCCACTTCAGGTGTGTTCCAATCAATCAACTTGCCTCAGGATGTCATCACGAATCCTGTCTTTGCAGACAAAATAAAAGGCTTTCAAGGCCTCCGAGGTACGATCCGTATCAGGTTTACAATCAATTCCAACCAGTTTCAACAAGGTAGGATTTTGGCTGTCTGGATTCCGATGGCAAATGTGACAGGCACATTTCCTG